TGGCCATGTCCAACCTCCCGGAGCAGACTCAGGCCCTGTTCCTCCAGGGTCTCCGAGACCTGAACACCGCCACCTTCAACAGCCTGTACAAGAACAAGCGCGGCCCAGCCGAGGCCATCGGTCGCCGCCTTGGTCCTGTGGCTACGGCCGGAGCAGGCCTCGGTGTCGCTGGTCCCGTGGGCGTCCTGGCTGGTATCGTTGGCCAGGGTGCCGGCGGCGCCATCGGTCGAGCCATTGACCGAGCCACCGGAGCTACCCAGCCCGAGGTTCTCGCCCGCGCCCGAGTTCTCTCCCGAGAGGGTCAGCGCCGCAATCTCCAGGTCTCCCCCATCGCCCAGGACCTGGAGGCCGAGGCTCAATCTGCCCAGGCCCGAGCCACGACTAACCTGGACGCCTACAACCAGATGGCGAACCAGATGGGCCTACCCCGAGGTGGCGGCTGGGCCGCATCCGTGGCCCGCACCGGGAATGAGTTCGCCCCCGGCTTCGTGGACATCGAGGACCCCATTCGTGCCGTCGAGGACCTCGCCCGCGCCGGAGCCCTGTCCCCCACCCGGGCCCAGGAACTAATCCAGGACCGCACGGCCCGTCCTACGGAAGCAGAGATGCGCCTGATCACGGACTACGTGGTCTCTGCGGCCTCTCAGATGAACCGTGGGGCCTGGAACGCTCCTCAGGGTACCCAGGGTACCGGGACCACCCAGAACGCCTCCCAGGGCCTTCCTAGCCCGCCTGTGACCGCCGTGGGCAACCCCGAGGCCTACAGCGAAAAGATGGCTTCGGTCTCGGCCCTCAATGAGGCTATCCGCGCCCAGCAGATGACCCCCGAGCAGAGGGCCCAGGCTGAGGCGGTGATCAACGCCAAGAGCCGCCAGGACAAGGAGGCCGCCCTCGGCCAGGGCACCGGTAATCCGGCCGTGGATTCCCTGCTTCGGTCGGCGGTGAACATGACCTCGGCACGTTCTCGGGACCCGGGGGCTCCTCGGGCTCGCGCTCCCATGGGCGTCAACCCGTTTGCCAACAACGACCCGACTACTCGCCGTACCCAGCGTGGTGGCCTTCAGGTAAACCCGTTCTCCGGGAACCAGGGACGGCCAGAGGAGGGCCGCCGCACTCCTGGAGCCCGTGACCGCGTTGACACAAGGGGCCTAGGGTTCGTTCCCGGGACTCCGGGACTCGTCCCGGCTATCCGAGTTGACGGTAAGGTGTACGCTGGCCGAGGGACCCACCTTGACGTTCTAAACAAGGTCCCGCCGGAGCTTCGGCCCAAAGCTGCCGCAGATGCCAACAGCCGGGGCTTTGTCACGGAAGATGGGAGGTTCCTGAGCCGCCGCAAGGCCCAAGATTACGCGGTGGACAACGACCTCATCCGAGAAGATGCCCCGTCCTGGGCCTGGGACTCCCAGGAACTAATCGCCGAGAACCTCCGCTCTCCTCGCGGGTTTGCCCAGCAGGGAAACAATCGGCCAACGGACCAAAGGACCAACGTCCCAGCCCTTCGTGCCCCAAATCCTCGGGAAGACCTGGACCTCTCGTTTAACATCGGCGGCCGTATTTTCGACCAAGATGGGAACGAGGTCCAGGACTACCAGAACTTCAAGCCCGGGGACCGGGTGGTCCTTACTACGGACTATGGCCCGTTTAAAGCCGGAGCTACAGCGACAGTAGTTGGTCCGGGAAACAACAACAAGCTCCCAGAGGACACTTTCGACTACACTGACGAGGACGAGGACGATCTGGAAATCCAGGCCCGTTCCCTTGTCGAGGTAAAGTGGGACAACCCCCGAACCAAGATAGAAGGGGAAGACTGGAGGATTGTTGACCAGAGTAACCTGATCCCAGAGTCCGAAGCCCCCAGGCAGCGGGCGCTTCCGGCCCCGCCAAGGCCGGCTCTACAGGACGCAACGGCAGCCTCCGAGCCCCTGGAAGGCCTGCCGACCAAGATCGCGTCCATCCCCTACCCTGTAGGCCCGGACCCTGACCTCCGGGGCGTGGCCGAGCAGTACATGGCGGATGCCGGGATGCCCTACAACCCTGCCCGCAAGTACGTCCGAATCATGGACAAGCAGGGTAACTCCGTTGACGGTCGCAAGGAGAACTCTGAGGCCATCGCCAAGGCCTTCGATGCCCTCCCGGTGGACAACATGAGTGACCCCCTGGTCCGCGCTTCCTACGAGGCGGTGGCTCGGGAGACTCTGGCCCAGTACGAGGCCCTGAAGAAGCTCGGCGTCAAGATCGAGTTCAACCCGGAGCCCAACAAGGACCCGTACAACGGGCCGTGGGGTGCCTTCCGGGACTTCCGGGAGAACCGGCATCTCTACGTCTTCCCGACCAACGACACCAGAGACCCCTCTGGCGCCAGCTACGGCTCCTCCGGTGCCCTGGCCAACGAAGACCCGATGCTTCGGGTTGTCGAGGGGGAAGACTGGGGCCACGGCATCCCGGTGACGGTCAACGACATCTTCCGTGCGGTCCACGACATCTTCGGGCACTTCAAGGAGGGTGTTGGATTCCGATGGGATGGCGAGGAGAACGCATGGAGGGCCCATGCCGCCATGTACTCTCCCCTCGCCCGTCTGGCGATGACCACGGAGACCCGAGGCCAGAACTCCTGGCTGAACTTCGGCCCCCACGGCGAATCTAACCGTACCGCCAAGACCGAGGACACAGTCTTCGCTGACCAGAAGAAGGCCATTCTCCCGGCCTGGGCCCACTACACCGGGGCCGAGGACTTCCTGAACCCGGTGAACATTGAGCAGCTTCGGGTGGAAAACAACGCCCAACTGCCAGAGCCCCCCAAGAGGAGCGGCCGTCAGGTCAAGGGACCACGTACTCAGCTATCCCTTCCTGGGGTCCTCACTGAGGGGTCTCCCAGTGTCCGCGATACGACCTCTGTCCCAGAAATCCTGAACGGCACGTTCTCCGGGTTCCTGATCGGTGAGAAGTTCATCCAGAAGTCCAAGGGCGGCAAAGTCACCCTCCCAGGTGTCGGCGAGTACTTTGACTCCAGGACCCCCCGCATTCTGAAGCCCACCGCCGAAGACATGGACCGGGTCATCAACGCGACTACCGAGGAGGCCGTGTTCCAGCTTGGGAACGCACGCTCCGGTAAGGGCTGGTACAGCGAGTCAACCCGTGAGGCCATTGACATCGCCTCGGCTCGTATCCCGGAACTAAAGGATAACCCAGCACTTCAGGTGGTGTTCTTCGCCCTGGCTTCGTTCCACTCAGGGGGCAACACTCCCCGAGAAGAGGGGGCGAGGGCGTTCCGCGATTTGGAGAACTTCATGGACACCGGGCTGTTCTCGGTCTCCCCCGGCGCCCCGAGCCGGAACTACACCGAGAAAGAGGCAAACCTACTCAACCACATTGTCCGAAAGTTCGGTGGAGTAGAGGGGGCATCCGAGTGGCTTCTGAGCCCCCACAGTCAGCGGGAAATCTATGACACCCGTATTCAGTCGGGGTCCTACGGTACCGCTGTTCCTAAGCATCTCAGGCTTAACAGTAAGGAGCCGATGCTTGGAATGTTTATACTTGGGCCTAAGTTTGGGGCTTACGCCTTGAACAAGTCCGGGTTTGAAGAGTACGCTACCAAGGACATGTGGGCCTACCGGAACTTCTTTCGCAAGACCGGAACCCTGACTGGGCCGTATCCGGTGGACGACAAGGGAATCCGGGAGACCCCCGCCCCAGGGGAGGCTGCCATGCTTGACGAAGTGTTCCAGGACGTTTCCCGGCGCATCGGAGCCAGCGTGGCAGACACCCAGGCCATTCTATGGTTCCTGGAACAGCGCCTCTACCGTGAGCTTGGTGTTCCTGGGATCAACTCGTACACCCTGGCCGATGGGGCCCGGGAGTACCTCAGAAAGAGCGAATGACCATGACCAAGAAATCGGAAAGCATCCCTCTGGACGGGGTTCCCGAGGACAGGAACACCAAGGCCTATCTGGACACTACCAAGGCAGTCGGAGAACTGTTCAAGATGCGTATGGCTGAGTTCCGAAAATCCGGGGCTCGGCCCATCGGCATCCCTGGTCAGAATAGCCAGTAATTTCAGAGCCCCAGGAGCCCGTGAAACCGGGTTTCCTGGGGTTTCTGAGGACTAGAGAACAAGGAAAATCAAGAACAGTGGGTACCCTAGTACCTAAGCTAACCTACTCCAAAGACCTTGTAAGTGATACTCGACGCCTGATCCCAGTGAGCTTCCGGTCCAAACACTGGGCCCCGAAGTCGTGGGCCGTGTGGGCTAAGGAGTACCCTCCGGTGGGCCACAACCACCTGGACGGTGTGTACCCGAAGGAGTGGAAGCACCAGCGAATCCAGCCCAAGGAGATCGTAGTAGCGAAGGCCCGCAACGGCGGCCTGAAGTCCCGGAAGAACGGGGTGCGCTATGGCTTCGGCGGTATGCTGGAGTACCAGAAAATCGTGGACGCCAAGGCCCTGGAAGAAGCCCAAAAGATCGTAGCCCTGATGGTAGAGAAGAATATGGTTGACAAAGACGACGCTGGCAACGCGGCCCTCTCCTATGCCATCGGAGTAGTCCGTGGAGAGAACCACTCGGCCAGTACCCGGCTCCAGGCCGCCAAGCTGGTCATGGACTTCACCCTCGCAAAGCCGGCGACCAAGGTGGACGCGAACCTCCGTGCCGAGGACTTCCTGGCACAGCTTGCTTCCGAAGTGAAGGCCAAGGAGTCCCGAGAGGACTAATGGCAACGCCCGAGGAAACCCGGGCAGTCCTCAAGCGCCTCTTTGAAGACTTCCCATTCTACGCCGAGAAGGTCCTCCGAATCAGGACCAAGACAGGCAAGATTGAGCCCCTGAAGCTCAATGAGGCCCAGAGGCGTCTGATCGAGGCCGCAGACAACCAATGGTCTGTCGAGGGAAAGGTCAGGATCATTGTCCTGAAGGCCCGACAGATGGGCCTAAGCACCGCCATCGGTGGATGGATTTACCACAAGGTATCCATGCGCCCGGCCGAGCGAGCCATCGTGGTTACGCACCACGCGGACTCCACCAAGGCCCTCTTCGACATGACGAAGAGGTTCTATGACCAGACCCCCGAGGCCATCCGGCCCTCGACCAAGTACTCCAGCCGCAAGGAGCTTGTCTTCGACCGCCTGGACAGTGGGTACGTGGTGGCCACGGCCGGCGGTGAGTCTGTGGGGCGCGGTCAGACCATTCGATTCGCCCACAAGTCAGAGGTAGCCTTCTGGCCCCCGGCGAAAGCCCGGGAACAGTTCAACGGCCTCCTACAGACGATCCCTGACGCCCCAGGTACCGCGATATTCATTGAGTCCACGGCCAACGGTGTCTCCGGGCTTTTCTGGGAGACTTGGCAGGGCGCAGTCAAGGGAGAGAACGGGTTCATCCCGGTGTTCCTTCCGTGGTTCATCCAGGACGAGTACCGCCTGGAGCCACCCAAGAACTTCCGCCGGAGCCCCGAGGAGGAGAAGCTCCACCAGGAACTCGGCCTGGACGACCACCAGCTTGCTTGGAGGCGCCGAAAGATCGCAGAGGTAGGCAGGGACCTGTTCATGCAGGAGTACCCCTCTACCCCCGACGAGGCCTTCCTGACCTCCGGCCGCCCCGTGTTCAACCCTGAGCTTGTTGGGCAGATGATCGCCGACTCCTGGCAGCCCATTCACAGGCTTGCCCTGGAGGGTGACGAGTGGGAGAAGCACTCCAGGGGGGAACTCTCGGTCTGGTTCGACTGGGACCCCTCAGAGACCTACTACATAGGTGCTGACGTTGCCGAGGGTGTCCGTGGTGGCGACTACAGTGTCGCCCAAGTCTTGGACTCCAAAAAGCGCCTTGTAGCGTCCTGGAGAGGCCACATTGACCCAGACTCCTTTGGGGATGTCCTCTTCCACCTGGGCAAGCTCTACAACGAGGCCGAGATTTGCGTCGAGTCCAACAATCACGGGCTGACAACGCTTACTAGACTGATCAAGGCCCTCCAGTACCCGAACGCCTACACCGAGGTCATCGTTGACAAGATAAGCGATACCGAGACCGTCAAGATGGGCCTGAGCATAAACTCCAGGACCAAGCCACTGGTGGTTGACGGACTTCGCCAAGCTTTCCGGGAACTGACCCTAGAAATCCGCGATCCCACCACCCTACGAGAACTACAGACCTTCGTGGTCAAGGACAACGGGAAGATGGAGGCAGAAGAGGGGTGCCATGATGACTGCGTTATGTCTCTGGCCCTCGCCAACTTCGTCCACAAGGGATCATTCACTCCAATCGAGAACCAGGGAAACTGGTACGTGAGCATGGTGTAACCGGCCTATGGCTAAGAAAATGAGCGACAAGGAGCTTGCTGCCCTCCTGTCCGACCGGATCGCCTCTACGACCGGGTTCTCTGACACTCGGATGTCCAAGGAACGTGAGAAGGTCGCCCGGTACTACAACGGCGAGCTTCCGGTCCCTATCCACGCCGGCAACTCCAAGTACGTGTCCATGGATGTCTATGACTCCGTGGAGACCATGAAGGCCCAGCTTCTGGAGACGTTCTCGGGTAACCACAACTGCGTCCGCTTTGCTGGCCAGGGGGGTGAAGATGTCCCTCTGGCAGAGGTCGCCACCGAGTACACCAACTTCGTGGTCTTTCGCCAGAACGAGGGCTACCAAGTCTTCCACGATGTCATCCACAATGGCCTCACGGCCCGGGTAGGCATCTGCAAGGTGTTCTGGGACCGGGAGACCAAGCGAGTCGAGGAGTCTTTCGAGGGCCTGACCGAGGAGGAGTTCATGGCCCTCTTCATGGAGCCCGATGTCGAGGACTACGAGGACCTGGCCAAGGATGCCGATGGGACATACTCGGGGACCCTTGTTCGGGTCCGGGATGTCTCCCAGGTGCGCCTGGACGTGGTTCCCCCCGAGGAGTTCATGATTTCCGCCCGGGCCAAGAGCATCCGGGATGCCGACATCGTGGGACAGAGGACTCGTAGGACAGCGTCTGACCTGATCCGCATGGGCATTCCCAAGAAGGTCGTGGAAGACCTGTCCTCCATGGATGACATCTGGCTGACTACGGAGCCAGAGGTCCAGGCCCGCTTCTCCACCACCGATGCCAATGTCCTGGCTGGCCTGGACTACACCCCAGGTGCCCCAGATCGCCGCAGGGTGGACCTCTACGAAGTCTACATGCAAGTGGACCTCGACGGTACCGGGGTCTCGCAACTCTGGAAGTTCCTGTACGCCGGGAACAAGGTACTCGACAAGGAGAGGGCCGACCGAGTCCCCTATGTCGCCTTTGTTCCTCTCCCAGTCCCCCACACGTTCTTTGGGAACAACTACGCAGCCCGCGTAATTCCCACCCAGAATGCCCGCACCGTCCTGGTTCGCGGCATCCTCGACCACACGGTAATCACCAATAACCCGAGGTACGAGGTCCTCCGTGGTGCCCTTCCCAATCCGAAGGAGCTAATGGAGAACCGGGTGGGCGGCATCGTCAATGTTACCCGACAGGGGGCCATCCTTCCGCTTCCCCAGAGTGGCCTAAACCCGTTCGTGTTCCAGACTGTACAACTACTGGACGCAGACAAGGAAGAGTCCACTGGCATCTCCAGCCTCAGCCAGGGCCTGAACAAGGACGCCATTTCCAAGCAGAACAGCGCGGACATGGTCGGTCAGCTTGTTTCCCTAAGCCAGCAGAGGCAGAAGGTTGTCGCCCGACAGTTTGCCGAGGGGTTCCTGAAGCCCCTGTGGATCGAGGTCTACCAGCTAATCATCGAGAATGAGAAGCAGGAGAAGGTCATCGAGGTCGCCGGCAAGTACGTCTCGGTGACCCCGTCTTCCTGGGCAGAGCGCCGGGACGTGTACGTGGAGTTCGCCCTGGGCTACGGGGAGAAGGAGCGCGAGGCCCAGAAGTACATCCAGATGGACATGCTTCTCTCGGCTGACGAAGAGCTACGGGCCCTGTACCCCCTGGAGAAGCGCCACGCTACCGTGTCCAGGGCCATCCAGGCCTCGGGCATCAAGGATGTGTCCACGTTCCTCTTGACCCCCGACGAGGCCGCCCAGGCAGCCCAGGCCAAGGGCCCCGACCCGATGGTCATGATGCAGATGCAGATGGCCATGAAGGAACTGGAACTCAAGGAGCGCGAGGTCGCCATCAAGGAGGCCCAGGTCCAGATCGAAGCCCAGATGAAGGGCGTGGACCTGTCCATCAAGGACAAGAAGGTCACCATGGATGCAGCCATTGATGTCCAGGACCTCCAACTGAAGCAGCGGGAACTGGAGCACAAGATGACCCAGGACCGCCAAGAACTCGCCCTGGCCGCAAAGGCCCAGGAGAGCCGGGCAATCTACGCGCCCGATTCGTAACCCCAGAGCAAAGGAGCCCACTGTGGGCAAGGGAAAGGGTAAGGGTGGCCGGGGGTGCTAATCCCCCGGTTACTTCCAAGAGTGCCCGCGTCCGTGGCCTTAGTAACGGCGACTCCCCTGTTATGCGTCGGTGTAGCTCAATGGTAGAGCGTCGGTCTCCAAAACCGAAGACGTGGGTTCGATTCCTACCACCCTCGCCAACACAAAGAACCAATGACCATCCAAGCGAACATTCTCCGGGAAGGGTACGAGGCCCGAGAGCTTCTGGAGAATCCTGTGTTCGTGTCTGTGATGAACAAGCTGTCCCAGGACTACCTGGGCGAAATCATCAACTCACAGCCCCACGAAACCAAGACTCGGGAAGACCGATACCTCCGTATCCAGGTCCTACGAGACATCTCTGATCTACTTCAAACAAAGGTCGCTCTGGCCGAGAGAGAGCAAATGGCACTCGACAGCGACGACCCTGACATCCAGGAGAACTTCTAGCCCATGACAACCATCCGAGAGGACGTTGAACAGAACCATGGAGCAGAGGACTACACCGGTGCGCTTAGTGTAAGCGAAGCCGCCGATGCTTTCCTTACCCGCCTGAGTAGCCAGGAACCCAAGGACGCCGACAACCGGCCATCCGAGGCCCAGGACAAGGTGCGGGGGGATCGGGCCACTACCGAGGAGGCCCAGGACAAAGACGAGGCCCCAGAGCCAGAAGAGGGCGCTGAGGACACCGAGGACCCTGATCAAGAGGTTACCGAGGACGCCGAGGACGAAGACGACCAGGAAGTCGAAGACAGCAAGCCCAAGAAGCTCGCTGATGACGACCTGGAAATCGAGTTCACGGTGGACGGGGAGACTCGAAAGGCATCCGTTCGGGACCTGAAGCGCCTTGCTGGCCAAGAAGCCGCGCTCACCCGGAAATCCCAGGAAGTCGCAGAACAGCGTAAGGCAACGGAAGCGGAAAAGACCAAGTACGCCGCCGCCCTTGACACGATGGTTACCCGAGCACGGGAAGCCTTCAAGCCATACTCTGAGATTGACTTCCTCGTCGCGCAGCAGAAGATGGACCCAGAGTCCTTCGCCCAGCTACGCCAGGACGCCCAGCGCGCCCATGACACAATGCGTGCCCTTGAAGGTGAACTAGACGCCTTTGTCAAGGAACAACACGCTGCACACCAGCGGCAAATCCGCGAGGAAGCCAAGGAGTGTATCAAGGTTCTCCAGGACCCCGAGAGGGGCATCCCAGGGTGGAACACGTCTCTCTATGACGAAATCCGCACGTATGGGATCGCCCAGGGTCTGGACCCGGAAGTCGTTAACACCCTGACCAACCCGGCAGCCATCAAGCTCCTGTGGAAGGCCATGAAGCACGACCGAGTCCAGCAGGAGGCCCGTGCCAAGGTGTCGCGCAAGGTCAACGCACCCACCAAGGTCATCAAGAGTTCGGTCAAAGATACTGCCCAAGACTCTGCCGTGTCCCGCCAGAAGGCCATTGCGGCCATGCGGAACAGCGGCGGTAACCTGGACAGCGCGGCCGATGCGTTCCTGGCCATTGCCCGACAGCGCGACGACTGATCCCACTTCACCAAAGGAATCAAGCCTAAATGGCTCTCCAGACGACCTATGACGTGGTTGGCATCAAGGAAGATGTCGCCGATGTCATCACCAACATTGACCCCACGAAAACCCCGTTCCAGACGAGCATTCGCACGGAGTCCGTGGACAACACCCGTCACGACTGGCTGGAGGACACTCTCGCCTCGGTGGTGACCAACGCCCAGCTTGATGGCTTCACGGCCCAGGCTCCCCAGGTGGCGGCCCTCGGTGCCCCCGGTACCTATGTCGGTTCTCTGACGGCCTCGGCCCTCACGACCCGCACCAACTTCACCCAAATCCTGGCCAAGGTGATCCGAGTCTCGGGCACGGCCGACCGGGTGAACAAGTACGGGCGCGACCGCGAAATCGCGTACCAAATGGCCAAGCGAGCCGCCGAGGCCAAGCGAGACCTGGAGCACGCCCTGGTCGGCCTTAACCAGACGGGCATCGCAGGCAACGCCACCACGGCCCGCCTCATGTCGAGCTACACGACCCTGACGGACCCCTCCGTTCGCGTGGTCAACGGCGCGCCCACGGCCCTCACGGAGGCCATGCTAGTCACGGCAAACCAGAACCTGTACGTCGCGGGTTCCGAGGCCTCGATTTTCATGATCAAGCCGGCCGACGCGGTGGCCGTGGCCAACTGGGCGTACCGTGCTC